TGTATAACGGATAGTAAGAGTATATTCCACAATGACCATTTGGAGATGCAATGTATCTATAAGGATAGAATTGCTTATATAGGTTATATGAATTAGACGTATTACCCTCCTCATCCTTATATGTCCCGCTTTCTTCTTGTGTGAACATTATAGGCGAACTATTTAACAATCCATTCATAAACTCTTTGAATTGTGTTATCCAATCGGTTATGACAGATTGCTCGGATTCCATAGAGAAATACTCCCTAACATTGTAGGAAGATACTCGGAATGTCTTTTGGACTATATCATTGCGATTTGAGCTTAAATCCGCTATCTTATACAAGCCTATGTTTTTCTTTGCGGATTCATTTATGTTCGTATCACCGTCAGAGTTTTGTAATATGATAAAAACACTCCTCTCAAAGTAGTTATCTAATACAAAGTTGTAAGTTGATTCTTTTGTGATTTCTGTGTTAGCATCCTCTTTCTCATACACTCTTAATCTATAATTGGAATTAGACAAGAAACGCAATTTGCCTGCTGGGATTGTTATTTTTGTTCTTAACCTCACATTCGTAGTTTGTCCTGCAATATTTTTATTTTCCCAAGTAGCACCTGTCAATAAGTCCTCATAGAGTGATGGATGAATCTGCTTATATAATTGCTCATTCAACAACGAATCTTGCCAAGTCCAAATAGATGATAATATCCATACCGGTACAGGTGATAGATATTCATTAGAGCCATCCAACTTTAACAAGAACCTTATCTTTTGTGTATTAGCGGGTATTGTAAAATCACTACTGCCTGTACTGTATGAACCTGAATTGCCTAACCACGCATTAGACGATGTATAATAATTAACAATATATTGTATTCTATCCGTGCTATATATATGGAGAACCTCATTATCTATATCTTGTTTAGCAATCTCTATATATCCGTGTGTTCGTACCCTGTTATTTACTGCTACATCGTTACCATCTTGTATTGAGCCAAGTTCCCACAATGAGAGTTTGTTTATATCTAAATAAATTGCATTAATTCTTTCTTTATTGTCAATTATTTGAGATTGTAGGCTGTCAATATCATCCTTTCCAACCTCTACCAAATCACTTCCGTTCCAAATGTATAATTTGCCGTCACAATTATAAATAGCACCATCATAGAAAGGTAGTGTCGCAAAATTAGTTAGTGGTTGGCCAACTGATACCCTAATACGCAAACAATGTGTTGTAGTTTGGTAAAAGACATCGCCTATGTTCGGTGCTATATCAACATCGCCTGGACCAAAGCCTGTCAATTTGATATTGGTTTGGCAAATAGGATGATTGTCACTACCTACACTTATATTAAGTAACGATGTACCACCCTGCACAAAGTCGCCTATTTGCGCCCAATTCGCTTGTTCTGTTTCATCAAATGTTGAGCCACTTGTATGAGCAGTAGTACATCTGTAATACTTTGTGGGTGTTCCTGTTTGCCTCTGATTGCCTACAACATAATCAGTATTAGGTTGCCATTCTTCAAGTGTTATTGTATTTTGTGATACACTAACTGGACCAAGAGTTTTCCAATTGCTTGCGGTGCTCCAGCCGGAGATGTCGGTACCTATGTACTGATCCGTGTACCATACACCGTCTGTGAGCAGGTAGGTGATCTGGAGACCGAGGGCGCGGAGACCGGAGGCGGCGCTGATGTCAGCGCGTGCGGCATCTGCGGTGGCGTAGGCAGCATGAGGTGTGCTGCCTGTGGCGTTCAGCAGATTGACGTTGATAAAATCAAGACGGCCATCACTGTATGTAGCCATCAGCACAAACTGAGTGCCGTTCCACATATAGTCCGAATAGGATGACGTGCCGGGCACGCGGTATATGGTGTCAGCCTGACCGGATGATGGTAACGGACCTACTACAACAGGATTCTGCGTCAGTCCCTCATAGATATCTTGCAGTCTTGATTCCGCAGCCTGGGCGCGCAGGATCTCAGCAGCCAGCCCCTCCTCAGCAGCACCCATACGCTCTGAAAGAGGCTGAATCATTCCGTCAACCTGCTCCTTTGTGTACCGGTTGCCCAGAGCCTCCATAATAGCCTCATTGATCTGTGCCTGGTTGGAGACAATCTTTGCCAGTTCCACGTACAGGAACGGCTGCCAGTTGTCATCATTCTCCCAGCCCTCGGCATCATCACCGGTAAACTGGTCAACCACCCACGCGGTATGATGCTCCTCATCAGTCTCCACCAGGTAAGTAATCACCTGGCCACCGATGCGCAGCCCACTCTCAGCAGTCACAGCCGCACGCGCAGCGGCAGCCGTCAGGAAAGCCTCACCCTGTGACGTGAGAGTATTGACATTGACAATATCCTGCTCAATGATACTCCTTACACCGTCTATCTCCAGATGGTTATCGGAAACAGCAACCCTCTCTGCCACCTTGACCACGTTAGCGTGCCAGGATGTGTCATAGAGAAAAATCACCACGCCGCCCACCGGCACCGTCACAGTCTCACTGCCAAAGTTGGCATATTCACCGGCAAAGCCCACATAAAACTCTTTCTCATCCGGCTCACCTGGTTCAGTGTCAGCAGTGGCAATACCCATAAACTGATACCCCTTACCAAAGCTGTCAACTATCGCTATTAGAATATTCTGGAGAACCTGTGCAGTAAGCGCATACTCACCATTCGGCTTGATAGCAGCCCTGATAGCATCTTTTAAAGCATTATACTCATTCATGATTTATATTGTTTTTGTTATTATTCACCGCTGCCTGAACCGGAACCGTCATCAGAGCCGGAGTCCAGAGGACCAGTGCCTTGCAGTTCCACAGAACTGGTCACAATAGTGCGATGCCTGGCCGTGATCGTGTTACGCTGCACAAAAGCATAGCCGGTCCTGGCAAAGCCGCCGCTCAAAGGTGTGTACTGTGGAGGTTCCGCGCTCGGATCTGGATGTGACGCAATCTGCGTAAACGTGATCTTGAATTTTGTGCGGTTCTTTATCAGAGAATGAAAATCCACCGGCTGCGTCACATCACTCATCAGGTGAGCCGATGTCACGCGCCAGTATATCTTTTTAGGCTTGAATTCCGCATAGTTGCCGCTGTCCTGACTACCGGTCTCAAGCATGGTGACGTTTTCATCCAACTCACAGTCAGTAGCAAAAGCAACGGCTTTCCATGAGAGTGATGTTTCATCGTAAAACAGCACCACAAGATCCTGTCCTTTTATCTTACTCATAACTTGCAATAATCAATTTTGTATGCTCATCAGCATAGTTAGTGTCATAGCCGGTTATGAGGTAATTTTTACCGGCGTTAGTGATAAGACTCCACATCAAAAGAGCATCATCATATTCAGTCTCCAGTTCCAGCCATTCTGACGGCTTGGAATACATGATTTTAAGGGTATCTGTCAGCCACTTTTCAGGAAACAGAGTGGTGTAACCGGTGCCCTGTTCCGAATAGACCAGGATCGGACCATTATTGCCTACAGGCGAGATTCCGCTTGCCACATCTCCCCACCACAATATGCCATGACCGGCGCATACAGACCGGACTGATGTCATATCAAGGTCAACGGTCAGAGAATCTGAAAAAGGAGTTCCTGTTTTCAGTTTCATATTCTGCACGGCGGTCTTTGCCTCACTATCCTCCGGCGCATTGTAGTCAACGCTCAGTTTTTCAACGTATATGGCAGCAGCACCACCATATAAGTTGCCGGCAGTATAATGATTGTTATCATAGTTGGCAAATGTTATCTCCAACACACCATACATGGCTGATGTTATGGGAATGACGTAGCCTGTTGCGTTCTGGTATGACTCATTGGCTTTCTTTGTGGGACGGACCACACCATACTCTATTGCCGAATCAGGAAATGAACCTCCGTTACCAACTTGCATCTTAAACCAGCTCTCCGTAGTGGTCCATGCTGAACCATCCCAATATTTGTTACCTATCTTTACCTGGACCTGAAACGGATGGTTGACCGGCTGCCACTGCGTCACTCCATACTGGTCCTTATCTGGTAAGCGTCCAGACAGGTTATAGAATGAGTACCATGAGTTCCACACAACAGCACCGATATTGATGCAGCCACCGCCCATGAAAGCACTTGCGGCACGTGCCTTGATGGTAGCCAAAGGATGAATGTGATTGTAGTGATATGAGCCGCCACCGATGGTCACATCACACGCAATCCTCAACAGGTTCCTGTATGTGGGATTGGGATTGGCACCGCCATCCCAGGAACAGCCCTTGACAAGAGCGGCAGACTGCAAGCACAGTTCCGAGTCCTGTGTAGGGATGGCCCACTCCACCTCTGACCATTGGCCGTCCAGACTGCCATACTCACCATCATAACGCCAAGAGTGAAACACCACAGCCTCCTTTGAGGAGTCCAGAAATATAACAGTGCCGTTGACCGTCAGATCCTCAACCTGCCATGCCTCATGTGATTCGGTAAAACTGTTCAGCTCTTTACCCAGGAAATTCAGCAGAGGATAGGCATCATTCCTCTTATTGAGAGCACCTTTCACCTCCACCGACTTATAACCATTATTGATGCTCTTTTTGTGATTTACTCCATCCCAGCCAATCAATGACATTGACTTTGACGGACGCGGCACGGTATGTTGTGTGATACCGGCAGGAGCAGCCAGCGGATGACTTGCCAGGGCAGAGAGTGCAGCCCACGTCACATCATAGGGCTTATACGGCAGAACCGTACGCGGCGAACAGAGGTAAAGAGCATCACCGTCCTGAACGGCATAGCAGCAGAAATAACGGCATATCTCCGTCAGCACCTCAAGATAATTCTTGCCGGTGTAAGGAGTCCAGTCATCCTGATATATGTCATCATCGTCATTGCGGTCCAGAAAGTTGTAACGTGAAAGCAATATGCGCAGCATAGGAGTGTAAAAATACCCACCCAGGTTAAATGCGTAATACATCTGAGTGTCCATCACAACCTTTGACCATGAGAAACCTGTCGCATTAAGTATCTCAACAAGAAACGCGGCTATAGATTGCAGCCCTGTGCCGTTATCAACCATATTGACGGAATCCAATACGGAGAGAGCACCCCTGAGTGGCAGTTCAACAATACGCGGAGCCGGTTCCCAATTCATTGTGAATGATTCCGGTGATATGTAACCACGCCATTTGATGACATTATCCAGGTAAAACTCCACAGGACGGTCAAGGGCACCTATTGGATGCAAATCTTCAATGTGCTCTGACGCAATGTCATTATCTATCACGCGCAGATAGCCGCTATCAGTGACCACCGGCTGAATAAACTCTGTCAAACGGCGTGAGGTTGAAAAAGCATTATCAGCAGGCTCCAAAGCAATAGGATCACCGCTGTAGGTGCTATCATAGACTTTGACAAGACCGGTGTGGTCATTGAGTGTCTTAAATGTTATCGTCCATCTGACTGCCATACACTTTACCGCTTAAAAAGCCTCATAGGTTACCCTTAGCGTTCATAACAGCCTCCATGTGACGGCCCAGCGCACGCAGACGCTCAAGATCCTCCGGCGTATTGACAACAGCCTCTCTCTCATCATCCCAGGGAAACGGCATATCCCAATCCTCACCTGTCAGGACCTTATGAACAAGACCGCCCAGCAGCCTTGTCTGTTCCCAGCTCTGGCGTGCGCGGCGGTCCTGTCCTGACAGATAACTGTTGGTCTCTGCCAGTGTCATACGGTTCATGAAATAAGCCGGAGAGCAGCCGCCCTCACCAACTACCCTCTCATAGACCTGGTGCGCTGTGAGGACTTTTTTTTTGAGGTCTCCTTATCAGCCTTTTTAGGAGTGAGTGTCTGCGTGATAATCTGAACGCGGCTGGTATAATAATCCGTCATCTGCTTTGTGAGAGAAAGATCCTCAAGCGCTTTCATAAATTCATCCAGTGACAAATCCAGCGGATCATTATCACAGAGCAGTATGCAGTACAGCATCACGTGCAGATGGAATGTGAGCTGAGGGTTGAAACGGCGTTCCGGGTACTCGGCCACATCCATTATCTCCTCAAACTTGTATTGCGGCCCCCACCAGCCGCTCATATTGAACTGGTAATCCTTACCATTGATAGTGATTGTCATCTTGCTTTAGTCTTTAAGTGAAACAAAGCAGCCCACGCCTCGCACGCAGGCTGCCTCCAAACGAAATTTATGCTATTATTATAAATCAGACACCGCTGCCTGATGTTACCTTAGTGAGAGGACCATTGCCCTCAAAACTTACGGTCACGCTTGCGGCAGAACCCTTGTCACCTCCTCTGTCAACACTGGTGATCAGGGCAGAGCCTTTCCAATATCCGATGCTCGGACGCAGCCAGCCACCGGCAGGCACGTCATTATTAGAGGCATTGCTGGGAATACCTACGCTCACCTCAATCTCAGTACCGGCTATCATCAGAGCCAGCAGCTCATCATATACCATATCATTGCTCACAGCCTGATCTGCGCTGTCAACAGACTGGTTGCTGGCACTCCAGTAGAGGCCCACAATACTGCCGCTGCTCCAGTTGCCGTCATCCTTAGTGTTGCCGTCACTTTTCTGCGCGGAAACACTCAGGGAGCATGACTTTGACAGGGCTATAACCTTTGCTGTTCCCAGAGCGGTCTTTATCCACAGCATAAGGTTTTTTCCGTTCAATTCTTTGCGTTTCATTTGTCTATCGTGTTAAAGGTTAAAGAAATCGTAAACACATACTTTGCCAGGTCAATATCATAATCCTCCGCTGAATTGGAGAGCGCGCAGTCCAGCACCTCAAAGAGAGGATAATCAGCCGAGCGGCCCTCAAAGAGATAGCGGATATGGTTGATGAGCGTGATGCCCTTTTTGTAGTCATCTATCAAAAGCACCAGCGTTACAGCAACGGTATCATTACTGTTGCCGTCTTTAGTCTCATCCGGACGCGTGCCATTATTGGCATATACCAGTAGCGGATAAACAGGAGCAGACTCCGTAACAGCCACCGGATAAACCCTGTCACTCAATAGAGCGGTCACCGTAGGATCACCGCTCAGAACAGTCTTAATATGTTGACCGATAAGCAAACTCATACACTTATC